GTCGGTCCTGCCATAAACAAATACCGAATGCGCAGTCCTAGGCGTCTCAGCCATCGAGCTGTAAGGAGTTAGGGAAACCCCTGGCAGTTTGTCGGTCCTGCCATAAACAAATACCGAATGCGCAGTCCTAGGCGTCTCAGCCATCGAGCTGTAAGGAGTTAGGGAAACCCCTGGCAGTTTATCGGTCCTGCCATAACCAAATACCGACACCCCCTCCCTTCATAGTTTGTAGATATTTTCAACACGAAGCGTTGAGAACAATAGTATAACACCATCGCGAGCGCACTTTGTCTGTGCTACTGGTCTTATATGAGGTGTTTATACGCCACTGTTATAGTTTTAGAGAATTGTTGGAATTAGTGGACACATGTCCACATGCACGAAATACTACGTGAGTGCATGCTGGCTTGACCCCAAAAACAAAATCAAAATTATAAATGTTCTTGCCCTTTGTCGGTTTAGAACATACAAAAATCGCAGATAGGTGCCTCTTGGTGACTTAATCAGTCCCATATCGTACTGTTGCCATCACATATCAATCGTAAGTGAGACAGCGTTGCTGGTGGCTACTCTAGAGACCAGCACACAGCGTAAGCTGTTCAGGTGTCCACTTTACCCGAGAGGGTATGTAGCAGCGATTGTTGTTGTGACACGGGCGGGTACACCTGACTTAGTAAGGTTCCGATTAACTGGAACTCTGAAACGTTAGCCCCCTGGACCATTAGGGTCGTGAGGGTTCCATGCGGAGTGCTTATCACTCCTGAATGGATATGGAGCATTCACAGAAGCCGCGGAGTAAAGGCCCGGAGGAATGCCAGTACGTCTAGCTCAGCCGGATGAGGAGTCCGGCGTTGTCGAGACAATGTGTATTGCGATGCACTAGGTAAGACAGAGCGCCACTGAGCCTGCTCGTGGTATGAAGGGACGTGCACGGATCTGGCAATGTCCGATGATGGTGATACCGTCAGCTGGATGTGAATGTTTCCAGAGTCAGGCACTGGATGTAGTGCCGAAGTTTCCTTGGTGACGTTCCTCCCTTTGATGAGGTAATGTTACAACAAAAACACTCCGTGCAACCCAGGAACAATCGCAAAACCCCTCCACCCCCAAAACTAAACACACGACACAGATACAACAATCATGTCAACCCCAGCAAACAAGCCGCTTAAGACGCTCGAGATTCGTCACAAGACTGCCGCCTGGATTGAGTACCGTGAGGACAACGTGGTGTACGCTGTGCCCAAGCGCAGCACGTACATTGAGACTACGCACCTGCCTTTCGGAGGTAAGTCCACATATGTGTGGAGTGTCAAACTCAACAAGTTGTCGGCACCAGCACTGTGGAAGAAGTATGGAGGAGGAGAGACTCAGCAGCTTGAGTCCCAACACCGGTTCACTAGCGTCATCACGCTTGAGAATGTGGTGCTGAAGAAGCAGAAGCGCGTTTCCAAGCTGGTAGTGCGCGCCACCCACACGCGGCACGTGCGCAGACCCACAAAGGTCGTGCGTAAAGCCCCACGCGCTCACACTCAGTCCGGCATCAAGAAGCCGCGTGAGAAGAGCGCACCTGTTAAGGAGGCACGCAAGACCCCGCTCGAGCTGCGCAAAGAGCGCGACATCATGCAGGCGAAGATTGCTGCCATCAAGGAGAAGCAAAGGCGCCAGCAGCGGCCTCAAGAGGTCCGCGATCGCGCCAAGCTCGCCATCCTTAGGGAGAGGCGCGCAAAGATGGTCTCCAAGCTCGAGACGCAGAGTGGTATTGCCGCTTTTGCATCCAAGTTTGGTGGATACGTCGCCACCGCAGCAGCAACAGTTGTAGCTGCTAAGGTGGCTTCACGCAAGGTCAAGAGCGTTGTGGACGATATCAAGGTCCGCATAATGACCATGTACCGCCAGGCGCTTAAGAAGACTGTCAAGGCTGTTGCAGCAGCTCTTGCTGTTGCGCTGCTCTGGCATCTATCTTCCAAAATCCCACTGGTTAGGTCCATCGTCCCTTGGTTCCTTGGAGCCATTGGCATCACTGTTTTGTGCCCCCACATACTCGACTTCTTTCGTGAGAGTGCTGTGGAGACACAAGGCATTGAGTTTGGCCCAGCCAGTCTCATCGCAACCATCTTTGCGCTGTTTGCGTTCAAGAAGCCAGCACACTTTGCTGCGCCTGAGTTCATGAAGCGCATGGCGAGCTACGAGCGCACTTCCTCAGGCCTGGATGCCTTCATTGATTGGCTCAAGTCAGCCATCGAGGCGTGCATTAACACTGCACGCAAGTGCTTTGGCAAAGAGTCAATTGCTGTCTTCAAGAGCAACAACACGCTCTCGAGACAGTGGGTACGTAAGGTCAATGACATAGTCTGGAAAATTGAGACTGCACGCGTGCGTACGAGTCCTGAGCTTGGTGACGAGCTCGTGGCCCTACATCAGGAAGGACAGGCCCTTTATAAGCAACTTGTTGGTACATCTGTGCAGCGTGAGCTGGCACAAGGTCTTAATAGGCTCTCAGATGTGCTGCTACCTATGATTGGCTCCATCAATGCTCGTGACAACAATAGGCAAGAGCCAGTAATGGTTCTCCTCCAAGGAGAACCAGGCATTGGTAAGACTCTTATGGCGACGTTCTTTTGCGCCACTGTCCTCATGCTATCCGACACGGTTGGCAAGGAGGCCGGCTATGATGAGATCATGAGACATCTCTGGCAGAAGGGCTCCTCGCAGTATTGGGAAGGGTATCAAGGACAAGCTGCTTTTATCATGGACGATGCTTTTTCACAAGTGTATACCCCTGGTGCTGATGGAGACAATGACTTCATGAATATCATCAGAATGGTGAACGTTTGGTCTTTCCCCCTCAACATGGCTACGCTGGCGTCTAAGGGCTCGGCTTACTTCAACTCGAAGCTCATCTTTGCGACAACAAACATGCAAACATTGCATGAAGCTGCGAGCGCAGTTTGTTGCGAGCCAGCTGCTATCACGAGGCGCATCAAGCATCCTTACAAGGTGCGCGTCAAGAAGCTCTACGCGCTGCCTGATGGAAAGATCAATCCTGCTGCGCTTGAGGAGGAGCTGCGCATTGCGCAGTCCGCAAAGGGCTCATGGTTTGAGCGCTTCCCGTGGCATATATGGGAATTTTATCGTCACGACTTCGTCAGTGGACAGACTCACACAAAGTTTGTCAGCGCTCTAGATGTAATCAAAGCAACCGCAGAGGACATCAAGAAAGCCGCACGTGTACATAACAAGTCTGAGTCTCTTCTGCGCGATTTCGTTGGCGCAGGAAAGGATGAACGCACACAAACTGTAAAGCCTGTCGTACCACCCGTACAGCAGCCTCGGCTTGTTGATCCCTTCGCGACTCTTACTCAGGCACACGCAGAGCGTGAAGCCGTAGTTGAGAGTGGATCTGCACCCGTTGCACCCATGGCATGTGCCCACACACAGGGCAACCTGGTTCCTGGTGCGAGTATCATTGCAAGCCTGGCCACTATCTACACAGTGTACAGGCCTGAAATCAGGGAGCGAACACAAGCTGTTGCGTGGGCTGCTATCTTCGGGAAGACACCAGAACGACCAGAGATCAGCAAGATGCCGGTGCTCCACAAGTGGTTCTATGGGGTTGCAGTTTTTGCAGTAGTTCTTGCTGTCTTTTTGGCGATTCACTCGCTCATCAGTGGCATTTTCAGCTTGTTAGGCTTTAACAATAAGGTGAAAGCTACTACGGAGAGTAATCGTAATGCTCAGCCTTATCGTAGATACAGTGCTCAGACACAAGGAGACGAGATCGAAAAATTCTCTCAAGGCGATCATATATATAACAATGTGTATCGCAATCAGTACAGGCTCAAGATCACGCTCACAAACAAGACCGAGCGCGTACTTGGGAGCGTTCTCTTCATCGACAATGGTTTGTGTGTCTTCCCGGCACATTTCTACGATGACATTGAGAGCGCAGTCACTTCAGATATGATCACGCTGAGGAGCGCTATTGCTTTCCAGAGCGCAACAGGTCTTGCGCCTGCCACTATGACAGTCGAGTCATTCCTGTCCAACAAGACATTGGTGCACAAGCACCTTGACTTGGCGTTTATGGTGTGCAAGATGGCTGGACCTCGCAAGATCTCGCAAAATTTCGTCAAGGAGCAGGACCTACGAACGTGTTTCAACGGCAGCCGCTTTAGGCTAGATCTCATTGATAATGAGTACAAGCACAGTGCTATGCGTCAGGTGTGCTTCATCAAGGACGCTTGCATGCGCAAGGGACTGATGACCAACGGCTCGAATGGTGTGCTTAAGGTAGATCGTGTGATAGAATATGGTCCTGTGATGACCAAGCATGGTGATTGTGGAGCACCCCTGTGCCTCATCAATACGAGTGTTCAGGGTAGGATTGCTCTTGGAGTACACAGTTCGGGTGATAGGGACAGCTTCAAAGGTTATGCAAGCGTCGTCACACAGGAGCTTATTGAGGAGGCACGCATCAAACTTGATGTGCCCACAGACTGCTTCTCGGAAGATCTTGCTGAGCGTGGCGTCACTGCGGTCACGCAGGGCGTAGCGCCTGAGTCCCTCGATGGCTTCACTGTACATACGGTCCTAGAGAAGCCTGTCACGACATGCAGTATGTCAAAGTTCTACAAGACATATCTGTATGGCAGTGTTGGTGAGTACACTTGTAGGCCAGCACACATGAGGCCTGTGCGTACACCCGAAGGTGTGGTGTATCCGATGACCAATGCGCTTGCAGCCTACAGCACTCCCACAAATCTTGTGTTCGGACCTGAACTTAGTGATATCACTTATGAAGCCTTCAAGCCTCTGTTTGCTGAGACTAAGACCTGGACGCGAGACATCTTCACCTTCGAGGAGGCTATTATTGGGCGCGCAGACAAGTTCCGCAGCATCCCACGCAACACAGCAGCGGGCTTTCCCTATGTGTACGATGTGCGCAATGGAAAGAAGGAGTTCTTTGGAGATGAGGACATGTACGACCTTACAAGCGATCGTTGCAAAGAACTGCGCAAGCGCGTTGAGTATGTCATTGACAGCGCACGGAGAAACAAGCGCTTGTCCCACGTGTTCATCGACTTCCTCAAAGACGAGCTGCGCTCAGCAGCAAAGGTTGAGGCAGTCGCTACGCGGATGATCTCCTCAGCACCTCTTGACTACACTGTGGCGTTCCGTATGTATTTTGGTGCGTTCACCTCTGCAGTCATGACCAAGAATATTGAGGTCGGACTTGCACCAGGTATCAATACCTTTGGCGCAGAATGGAAGCATATGGGAAATGCACTGTCGGAGACGGGTTTTGCCACCTTCGCTGGTGACTTCAAGGCCTTTGACGCTTCAGAACAACCTGATGTGCACAACGCCATCTTAGATGAGATCAATCGATGGTATGATGACGGAGAAGATAATGCACGCATTAGGCGTGTGTTGTGGCTAGAGTTGACCAACTCGCGTCACATTGGTGGAGATGGTGACAACCAGCGCTTCATCTACTCATGGCACAAGTCGCTGCCAAGCGGCCATCCTTTCACGACCATCGTAAACTCACTCTACTCCCTCATCATGCTCGTCCATGCTTTCAGGCAGAGCACGGGATCGTGTATTGGTTTCTGGAATAACGTGAGGCCTTTCACTTATGGAGACGACAACATCGTTGCAGTGCGTGAGAAGCTCGTGCCCACCTATAATTTCAATGTGGTGGCGAAGCACATGGACGACATTGGCATGAAGTACACGCCAGACAACAAGTCTGGTGGTGCAGATGACACCACACCACTCGAGGAGCTCACCTTCCTCAAGCGCAGGTTTGTTCCTGGAAATGGAACGTACCTGTGCCCACTCGAGCTCGATTCCTTCTTGTACACGCACTATTGGTGCAAAAATAGGAAGTTGGAGAGCACCATCATCACAGATGTGCTGGAGAATTGCCTGCATGAACTATCTCTCCACACAGAGGAGGTATGGGCCGAGCACTTTGGTGCTTTGCTCGATACCTTCGAGCGCCATGGGATTGTGCCTAACCTGAGGCCAACCCAAGACGCGTATCGGCGTTCAGTGCTTAGCCGCACTGACAGCTGGTACTAATGTATCTTCAGGTAGGACCCGTTGCCTTAAGCCTGTGTTAGTTCGACAAACAGACCTTGTCGTATAGGAAAGAACGAAACATTATAGGCAGACGCGCCGGCAGAACGCCATACTACTCAGGGGCGTATTCCAGAGAAAAACGACACGAGACAGAGAATGAGAGGCTCTGTCGGGAAATACATCTTACACCAACAGACACACGTGATGCTGTCTCACAAGATACGACAGCAAATATGGAAATGCACACAGACTCTACTCTTGGCCTTACAACAATGGAGGAAGAGGTAGTCAACAGGGTTGATGCGTTTGGGCCACATTTCAAGCCCATTGACCACGACCTCACGCCGAACGTGGTTAATCCAAAGGATTTCTTCAAGAACCCACGTGCTATTGCGTCGGGCACGTTCGCTGCAGGAGGCACTGAAGTCGTCTACACACAGGCTATAGACACGAACTGGCTCTTCTCAACAGCGTTTCCTACGGGTGCGCAGCGACTCAATGGAGTTCATGCGGTGAACTTCAAGCTGAAGTTCACTTTGGCTGTTGCGGCCAATCCTTTCTCGCAAGGGCATGTTTGTCTTAACTTTCAACCAGGACTAGTCATAACCTCAGGCCAGAACTTTGTGCGCAACACTCGTCCCCTGTGTGTCAATCTGCCTCACGTGACGCTTGACTTTGCTGAACAAAGCATGGCTGAGCTCACAGTTCCTGTGATGTCTGAACGTGATTTTTACATCCTGCGTGATAATGATGCGCTGGGTAATGTTTCTATCACCACACTCGCACCACTGATAGCACCACCTGGGGGCATCACAGCAGGCACACATTGGCAGCTGCTGCTCACTATTGTTGACATGGATCTCATTGGCTGCATCCCCACTACGGTGGTAACGCAGTCAGGTCTGTCCATTCCAGCAGTGGAAGCAGCGACTAATGCCAGACCTCTCTCAACGATATTCACAGCGGCGGGTACAGGCCTCAAGATGGTCTCCAAAAATGTGCCTATGCTGAGCTCACTTCTGGGAACACCTGTGTGGTTGCTTGGTAAAGCTGCAAAGCTGGCCTATGCCTTTGGATTTGCAACACCGTTGGTCAACACACCACCGTTGCGAACCTATGTCACAAATGTACCCGATGTGCATTATGTGGACAGGCCCAAGGCCATACCGCAGCTCGACCCTTTCAGCACTACAGCCCTAAGTGTTGGCCCATCAATTGCACAAAGTGATGTCGATGAGATGGCTCTTGCATACATCCTCGCCAAGGAATCTTATCTTGGCTACACCGATATACCAGCAACCACTGCCCGAAACGCGCTAATTGCAGCGTTTCCTGTGTCACCCGCACACCTTCGGTACAAGGTTAGCGCCATTCCAAATGTCGCTAGCATTGTGCCTGAGAACAATGCACAGGCATATGCAGTATCTCATTGCTGTTATTTCGCATCGATGTTTAGGATGTGGCGCGGAGGTTTTCGCTTCCGTTTCCACTTCGTCAAGACTAAGATGCACGGAGGCCGCGTGCAGGTTACCTTCATCCCCACCCAACCCATCATCAGTCATCTGCTAGTTATGCCCGCAAACAATGCCCTCGATGGATACACTCAGGTCTTCAACCTGCGTGATGGTGCAGACTGTGTTTTCGATGTTCCGTACATACGAAATTTGCCTATGAGTAGATACACGTCTCCTCTTGGCACACTATCCATCAAACTCCTGGAACCACTCACCAGTCCCGCCAATGTTTCAGCCACCATCACCATGTGCACCTTTGTCAGCTGCTTGCCAGACTTTGTGTTGAGTGGGCCCTGCAATTCCCGCTATGACTCTCGCAATGTGACAAACATCACCACACAATCCGGTCTTGTCGTTCAAGACAACACTGCTGATGCAGTTTCTAATACTGCTGGTGGCGTGTGCACATCTGTGAAGCAGCTCATCAGCATTCCTCATCACCGGAAGCTACCCACCACCTATTCCATGGCAGAGCTCTACTTCAACCACTGGTATGCGACCTTGTACACCTACAACGAGACAAGCTATTCGATCCAACGTCTGGTTTATCACTGCTACGCGTTCGTGCGTGGCTCAAGTGACTTTTCCTTCAGGACGAACAAGGATATTGCAGTCTATGTTGCGGGTAGAGAGATAGCATACGGCAACACGCCCATGGCTTATGGCACAAACATACATATCCGCCTCCCACACTACGCCACGACACGCCGCATCAATGCATTCAACGCGCGGCAGCCAGTGACTACCACTCTAAGCCCGCAGTTGGAGGTCACCGAAAGTTGCCTAGTGCTAGAACAGTCGGACGTTACCAGTGGCACATACACTGTGTGTGCCGGTGATGATGCTCAGCTGGGCTACTACATTGGGCCACCACCCGTCTCACGAGGCTCAGAGTCAGAAGGTCTCACGACATTCTTTCCTCCTCTGCCCACGGCGCCCGTGGTTCTGGCGTCTGCACCACCACCTCCTGATACGGCACTCACAATGCCGCCACAAGAACACTCTGAAACGAGTGAGCTCACGGCTGAACCTCCGCATTCTTCCTTGCCCAGTAGCAGGATTAGGCGCAGTCTTGTACATAATATGCACGCTTTGCAGCACACGAACGAGGCATTTGACCCTGTCAGTACTTAGTGTTGTGGCACTTGTGGTTCTGCTTGTCCTGTCCCTTGCTTAGGTAGATAGATGGAGAGCAGGGTACTCCTTAAAACTCCCCAAAAGGAAAAAAAAAAATACAAAACAAAACCATGCAACATGATTCTTTCATGTTTGCTGGCACCTGTGAACAATCAACAGTGAATGAACACACACCGCACAGGTGCCGTGTTCAACCATTCTTCAGTGAACTGGCGCGTTCCGCTCACTGTTGATTTTCAG